TCATATTAGTGATATGGTTGATGCGTGGGATATTGACTTAGATGTAATATTTAATGATCTATACAATAAAACTTATCAAGAGTTTATTGATGAAAAATGGAACGAGACACAAACTAATCCACATTATGTTTCATGTTTGATAGAAAAAGTTTACAAGCCCATTGGTCATGAAGTGATTGATCGATTTATGGGGAGGAATAATATAGAAGGTATTACTTTAGAACAGTCAGAGCATGTTTTAGATATTGCTCATCCTGTTTTGGACTTTTTGATGGTTGGTAGTATCCAAAATGCTATTATGGAAGTCAACAAACTTCCTATTGATGACATGACCCAGCCTCACCATTGGATTACCCAAGAGCGTGTTGATTTACTTTTAGCTGATATTAATGAGCTCCTAAGTCAGATATGAAATATAATAAAGAAAAGAATTACGTAGGACCACAGGGAAAATGGTACAAGATATTTGTGCCAAGAAAACCTTTAGGTATCGATCTGAATTACCCAGCATATAATCATGACAAATCATATTCACTCGGATTGAATAAAAGAGTTGCAGACCTCACATTTTTATACGACAGCATGGCCCTGGTGGAGTCAAAAGACTGGCCAATCCTTCCGAATCCATTCATGAGAATGATTTCCAGGTTTGTTATATTGTTTTACTACATATTTATAAGAGTTTTTGGGAAAAATCATTATTAGTGAAAAAAATCATTAAAATGTAGCCTCAAAATGTCAAGTTAATCATTATTTTTATAAATCCTCTTAAAACGATTAAATTAAATTCCAAACTATTTTAATTAGGAATTTATTATGCCGGTTGAAGATTGTAAAAAGAATGATCAAGGGTGTGTTAGTAGATGTATCCAAACTGAAAGGGGTGCGGGGAAACCACAAGATCAGGCTGTTGCAATCTGTTTGAATAATAGAAAGCCTGATAAATTGGATGTTGCTTGTTTTAACAATGTTCAATTGGGTGAGATAAACATCCAAGAAAAAGACGGTGTTGAATACATTGTTGCACCAGTAACAATGATCGTCGAAGGGGTTCTTAATAACGCTTATTATCCACGTGAAGAGATGGCGAAGAACGTGGATCAATGGAATGGTAAACCTTTACCAATCGGTCATCCTGTCAATGAGTTTGGCGTTCATGTAATGGCCAATACGCCCGAGAATGTTGCAAAATATTCGGTTGGGCAAGTGTGGAATACTAGATATGTAGAAGAGAATGGCGTTGCAAAGCTTGTTGCAGAAGCATGGATCAACATTGAGAGAGCAGAAGAATTATCCCCCGAATTAATTGAACGACTCCAAAATAATGAGCGCATCGAGGTTTCCACTGGGTTATTTACCGATGCAATTATTGAAGAAGGAACTTTCAATAAGCAAAAATATGAATTCGTTGTATTTAACTTCCGCCCAGATCATTTAGCCATTTTATTAGATGAAGTCGGGGCGTGTAGTAATAATGACGGTTGTGGATTGAGCTTAAATAGTACTTCCAAATTTAAGTTAAATATCATGAGAGCAACCAACAAGGTTAAAAATTTCTTTAATGCAAACGAAGCAAGCTTTAGAGAACGTAGAAACAGTGCAGAAGCCCAATTGCTCCGCTCCGTTGACCTCCCAAAAGATAAATATCTAGGTGTTCGTGAAGTGTTCCTGGACAAAGTGGTATTTGGGGTTTGGGGTAATGGTCAAGAAGATTTATACCAACTTTCTTACACAATGAATGAATCTGATGATGTCGTTTTCGAAGGACAACCAGTTCGTGTAAAGGAAAAAAGAGAATTTGTCTCAGTCGAGACAGAGCCCTTCAGTATCGTACTCAATTCTGAAGGGTCAAAGAACGAAACTCCAAAAATAGGAGACTCACAAATGGGTAAAGAAGAGTTAGTGAACAAATTGATCGCTAATTCCACTACACCATACACAGAAAGCATGAAAGATGGTTTGATGGCGATGAGTGAAGAAGATCTTAAAGGTCTTATTCCTGCTGATAAACCAACTGCAAATGCTGAAGGTGATTGTGGTTGTGGTGGCGATTCTTCTAAAGTCTCGACTAATAAAGAGACACAAGAAGATGCTCCTACTGTGAACAGTGAGAATGATCGTTTGGACAAAGTTGAGAATGCTATTAGCGATATCGCTAAGACTCTCAAAGAGTTGCCAAACATTGTCGCCAATACTGTTAAAGAACAGAAGGAAACAGACCAACGTGGTCCTCTTGTCGAAAGCCTAAAAGCTTTCAATTGTGACATTGAGGAAGAAGAGCTTAACAAGATGAGTGTTAACACTCTTAAAAAACTTGTTAAAGATTACGGTGAAAAGAGTGGCTTCTACGGAATCGGCCTTGAAGGTGGCGATGACATCACTGCTAATGGTAGTAGTCAAGATGCCCCTGAAATGATGCCACTTTTCCCATCAAAAGCTGAGGAGAATTAATTATGGCAGGTTCATATACTAAATTCAGTAATGATTATCGCCGTGTTGTTCTTCATGGTGATCCCGATTATACTGAGCGTAAAGCAGCAGGTGTCATCAAGCCTGGTAGTTTAGTTGCTATCGATGCAGATGGTAAAGTTGCTGTTAATGCAAACGCAGATGCACAATCCCCAAACCTTCTCTTCGCATGCGAAGATGTGATACAGGGTAATACGATCAATGATGATTATGCTGTTGATCAAATTGCTCGTTGCGCTGTTTTTGGTTCAGGTGATGAAGTATTGGCGATTGCTGTTGATGACAGTATTAATGTTGGTGACAAAGTGGCATCAAATGGTGATGGTACTCTTAAACTCCAGGCTGATCCTGCAAAGGCAATCGGTCAGGTGTTACATAAGTACACTGATCCTGATGACGCAGCTGTTATTCGTATTGTAATTCAAATCTTTGGTTAATAGGAGAAAATCATGAACGTAGAGCTATTTAATCAGCTACTTCAGTCTAATCAGACTATGATGCAAAAACTCCTTCGCAAGGGTTTTAACATCAACGCATTGCGTACAAACGGCACTCTTCGTCACGAAGAGTGGATCGAACTTGACCGCTTAATCATTGAAACTGCTCGTATTCGTTTACGCGCTGTTGCTGACTTGTTCAATGCAGGTCTAGTAAAGCCCGCGAACGTTATGAAGACTTCAGTTCTTCAATGGCAAGTAATGTCACGTACTGGTGAAACAAACTTGGACATGGACCCACAGACACATGGTGATTCTGAGGCTCTTGACTTCCAACAGCGTTATTTACCACTTCCAATCGTTCACGCTGAGTATCAGATCGGCGCACGTGAATTGAACATCAGTCGCATGAATGGATGGACTGGTCTTGATTCACTAATGGCCGCTCAGAAAGCTCAGGACGTTGCCGAGCGTATTGAAAATATGCTTGTTAACGGTGAGAGCAACTACACATATGGACAGGGAACCATTTATGGTTACACTGATTTCCCAGATCGTGCAGTTGTTTCAATTTCTGATTGGAGTGATGACGCAGTTGATGGTGAAACCATTAACAAAGAAGTCTTGGAGATGATCCAGGCGAATATCGACCAGTTCTCATACGGTCCATATATCCTTTACATCCCACGTAATCTTCAGACTAAGTTCTCAGAAGATTACAGCGATCAGAAAGGTGACAACACCATTCGTGAACGTGTATTGGAAAATGAAGGCTTACAGCGTATTCAAGTGCTAGATACACTTGAAGAAGGTAATGTTCTTCTTGTTCAAATGACGTCTGACAAAGTTCAGATTGTGAATGCAATGCCATTCACAAATATCGAATGGAACACAAAGGGCGGCTTCACAAGCCACTATCGTGTAATGGCATCAATGATTCCACGCTTACTATCCGACCGCGATGGTAACAGTGGTATTGTGCATGGTATCGTTGCAAGCCCATCACCTTCTTAACGAAGTGATTATCTAAGGGGTATCAATTTCGATACCCCTTTTTTCTAATGGAGATTATTATGTCAAAAAAATACAGACTACGAGTAGCAAGTGGCCACTACTATAAAGGTAAACAACGTCTATCTAAAGGCGATATTTTAACATCCAATTTACCTCTTCACTTAACCATCAAAAACAAACTTGAACTGCTTGAAGAAGTTGATATTGAAGAAAAACCCGCACCTATAATCATTGAGCCTGAAATTGCTGTTGTCACTGAAGATAGGGGTGAAGTTGTAGAAATGATTGAACCTGAAGTTGTTGAACCAGTCGAAGTTGATGATGACGATGATTACATCGATTTACCATTAAGCATGGTCCAAGTATCTTCACGCAAATGGAATGTGCTTGACGCTGATGGCAAGGTCATCAAAGAGAAGATTTACAAAAAAGACGCTGAAGCATTAATCAAAGAATATGAGGACGCTGCAGAGTGAGCAATTTTTGGCATTATCCAGATAACCCTAAATTTTGGGAAGGTCAAACCGCTTTTATTTTAGGTGGGGGCCCTTCTCTTGACATGCCTTTGGGTAGACTTTATGACAAGAACGTTATTGGGGTCAACGAGGCATTCAAATTAGGAGATTGGGTTGATGTCAATTTTATCGGTGATTATAAATATTATAATCACAATAAAATGAACCTTTATAATTATAACGGAATAACAGTCTCATGCGTTGGTGGAACAATTAATGACCCCAACGTATTGACTGTTTATTCATCAAATGAAGTGATGACTCTTAAAAAAGGTCGTATTGGAAAATCACTTAATAGCGGTATTTCAGCAATTAACTTGGCTTATCAGTTTGGCGTTAAAGAAATTGTTCTTCTTGGTTTTGATATGGGTATTCATAACGGTCAAAATTGGCACAATAATAATGTTGCAATCAATCAGTTTAAAAAACAGATCACAGAGAAATACTATGCAAAAGTTAGAAGTGTTATTGAAAGTAGAGTCTCGGATGTGTTAGAAAAGGCCGGTGTTAAAGTTGTCAACTGTACACCTGATTCTCAGTTAGAATGTTTTGAGAAAATGTCCTTGGATGAGTATTTTCTTCAGCAAGACAAGTACATAAACGATTTTAATGAGGAATAATCATGTCAAGCCACAGCCCAAGCCCATCAGCAAGCCCATCAGCAAGCCCAAGTCCATCTGATCCATGTGCAGGATCAGAACCTAGAGTGACAGCAAGTCACGTTCGTTGCATCATGTCTGATCTTGGTGATGTAACAGATGAACAAATCGATTGCTTTATTCAGGCTGCACATGTTATGATTGAGAATACATTTACTAATGACGACGAATGTGTGGTAAATGATTGTACGCTTTTCACTTTAGAACAATGGTTAGCGGCTCATTTTGTATCAACGGCTGACCCTAGTACAATCCTAGAACGTTATGGTGATGCCCAAGATAACTTTGGTGGTGTTTTTGGACTGGGTTTTGATGGTTCGAGATACGGCCAACAAGTCATGAGGTTAGACCCATGTGGCAAACTTAGTGATAAAAACGAAAAAGATAAAATTGTAACAAGAAAGTTAATTTTCCAAGCTAGGGGTCGTTAATGGCAGCAACAAAAAGAAGACCAGATTTGGTAAGTTATTGGCCATCAGTTGAATCTGATGGCTTTCCTGTTGCTGGTCCCATCACAGCACCAATCGAGCAGATTTATGTTCGTTGGCAAGATTTGATGGAAACATTTATCGATTTGGAAGGACGCGAACAGGTTAGCCGGGCTGTGATTTACTCCGACCCTGGGTTAAATAGGGGTGGGTACTTAATGCGCTCATTGAGCATTGGTCCCCAATATGTGGAAACATACCCTCCAGTTGTTCCTCATACGCTTGAGGGATATTTAGAATACTGGAAATTTAACAACAATTTGAATGGAGTAAAAGGAAATGATTTCGTTCTTTCAGGTGGAAACGCCTTTTATGATGCAGGAGTTTTGGATGAATGTATTACCACTGGTGGTGATTCTGGGTATTCTCTTGACACTATGTCTGATTTGTCAATTGACGATTTTGATGAATTTAGTATTTCGGGTTGGTTCAGTTCGACTACCCCAGGTTATGGCAGCAGCTCTATTGTTCTTTCTATCACCAATAACCTACGTCTTACCATTGAAGTAGGCCAAGTAAATAGAATTATTTGGGGCGATGACGCCCTTGTTGATATTACTATCTCAAATCAAGATGTCGGATTCTTGTCAGAGTTTACACATATTGCAGTTAATTGGAAGCGTGATAAAATTCAAGATATTTATATCAATGGTTTTAAGGCTGATGCTGGTACAACTGATATTTATGACAGTTTATTAACTGAAAATTCATTAAATGTCACAACTGATGTCAATGAAGGTTCCATTTTACTGGATGAACTTCGTGTTTATGGTGAAGTGTTGACATTAAAAGATATCCAGTATCTTGCTGCAGTTCATCCACAGCAATATACAAAAGATGCTTTTGAAATAAGGCAAACATACGAAACTCATAACTTGAAAGGGTCAAAGGTGATTTATAAGTCATGGCTAAAATCAAGGGATTAGAGAAAGTGATTGCCAACTTAAATAAGGAAGTTTTAGGTGTTAAAAAGCGTTCTAAAAAAGGTTTGATCAAACTAGGTTTGGAAATTAAGCGTCGATCTCAATTAAAAACACCAATTGAATTCGGAAACCTAAAGGCATCTCATTATGTAGCTTGGAAGGGTTCTTCGACGGCTCCCCCTGCATGGAAAGCTGATACTGAATCACCAGACAAGATGGTTCGCCTACAGAGAGAACACAATTCAGTTGTTAATAATGCAGCATCAAACTTAAAGGAAACCCAAGTACGCGTTGGTGTGTCTGCGTTTTATGCCGGTATTCAGCATGAAAACTTGGAGTTTCAACACACTGTTGGTGAAGCTAAATTCATGGAAAAGGCGATTCGTGAGATAACCCCTAATGCAGCTAAAATTGTTGCTGAAGATGCAAAGTTTTAGGAGAATATCATGAGTAAAAATAACGAATCCGCCGCAATAGATATTAAAGATATAATTACAGCCGATACCAACCCATTTACGGGCGAAGCTCAAAACATTGGAAAGTTTGCTGCTAAAATGGGTTGGGGTGTTTTTGTTGCTCAAGAACCTGAATCGCCTGATAACACTATTACAATTTATGATTCTCCATCATCTTCATTGACAGTCAATCCAATAAACAAAAAAGGGCGATACTTTGAATCATCATCCCCAATTGTTCAGGTTAGAATAAGGTCAACCGATTATGAAAGTGCTTATGCAAAAGCAGTTGAAGTGCAAGATGCTGTTGCTAATGAAGGTTCTTATTATACCAGAAAGTTCAAATATAGTGCTTTTTATGTTAACAACCCACCCTTTCATTTAGGTGAGGATAGTAACAATCGACAACTTTTAGTCATTAATATCACATGTCACAGAACTTATATTTTAGGTCAAGAATCAGGTTCTCCATCGTGAATTAATGATTAATTAAAAAAATGATTAATATGAGTCTATATTTTAACTACTAAAACTATAACAAAAGGAGATGCAAGATGGCAAACCCTCCATCAGTGTCAAGGGGTATAACAATTAAGTTTCATGACTCAGATTTTGAAGCTTGTATTGTTAATGTAACACCCCCTAACATTAGTCTGGAATCATTAGACGTCACCCGTCAGAGCGATAATGGGGCTATGAAGTTTATCCCCGCTTGGTTTTATGATGGTGGTGAATTGCAACTATTGATTCAGTTCGATCCAGAAGAGCAACCACCAATTATCACGGATAATCCTGCAAATGAGCTTATTACCATTACTTTCCCTGATGGGTTAGGTCAATGGGAATTCCTAGGTCATATGAATCAGTATTCGCCAAATGCTGATCTTAACACTGTTATGCAAGCAACTGTTGGTGTCAAAGTTGCCGATGATATTAGTATCACATCAACATCTTAAAAATTGAATATTAAAAGTTAATGGAGAATAAACTATGAGTGACATAGTTGAAAGTAGTGAAGAGCCAATTGTCTATTTAGACGCTGCGGCAATTTTGGGTCAAGATGATATCAATTACAAAGATGTTGATATGTCAGCTTTTTGGAAAGCAGCTCCAGGTCAGGTAAAAGCTTGGGTTCGTATTAGAACAATGCCTGGAACAATGCGTGACCAATGGGAGAAGATGTTATCATCAAAAGCGGATCGCCAAGGTAAAAAAGTACGTGTTAAGAATTTTGATAACTTAAAAGTTACTTTAATTCAAAAATGTGCAGTTAATGCCCAAGGCGAACCGCTTTTTAATATCAATCAAATTGAGCAATTGAATACGAAAAGTTCATCAGCAATAGATTATCTTTTCCAAAAGTGTCAAGAGCTTAATAAGTTGACTAAAGAAGATGTTGAGGATCTTGTTGAGGATTTAGACATCGACCTGAGCGACGAGAGTGGTTCCGACTCGCAACAATCTTAGGTTGTAGCGTCAAAGAAGCGCAGCAGCGAATTAGTTCCTGTGAATTCGCTGAATGGCTGGCGTATCATACGCTTGAAATGCCAGAACCGCAAAGGTCTGATTACAGGGTTGCGAGCGTTGTGCAAACTATTGCCAACGCTAATAGAGGTAAAGGGAGAGCCCCAATACCACTGGAAGATTGTAAGTTAGATTTCGATACATCAGTCAAGCAGCAAACTCCAGAAATGGTAATGGCTCACTTGAAACAGTTTTTTGAAAAAGTTAATGCTGAAAAGGTTTCATAAATGTCAATAAATCTTGGAGATTTGGTTATAAATCTAACCCTTGAGGATGAGGATTTAGAAGCTGAAATTAAGGATGCTGAAAAAGCTCTTAACACATTTGAATCTCGCGTTGATAGAATAGGTCGAGGCATCCAAGATATGGGTGCTAAACTTACTGCTGTTTTAACGTTACCTTTACTTGCTGGCGCTGCTTTAGCTGTCAAAGCAGCCGCTGAAATGGAAGTCCTCCAACTCCAATTTGAAACCATGTTACAATCGGAGGCATTAGCTTTATCGCTGATGGAAGATATTAAACGATTTTCGGCGGGGACGCCATTCCAAATCCAAGAAATCGCTAATGCTGCGGGTGTATTAATAACTAATTCAGATGATAATTCACCACGTTCAGCCATCTTAAACAGCTCTGAAGCTGTTTTACCAAGCATTTTACCTAACACATCAAGAATAGGTATTCGACGCTCAACT